AAATCATTATCTAGTAAGGCTGCTGCTGGTGTTCCTGTTGAAGTAGTACTATCATAACCAGCTGCCCTAACAACAGTTACTTTATTATCATCTGCGTCTATATCAGTAACATATAACTGTTCACCTGTACGAGTAACCATTAAAATGTCTTTCTTTCTTATAAAACTTACATCATCAAGTACTATTTCTGTAGCATTAGCTGCATAACCATTAGAATTATTTACCTGTGTGTACCAGTTAGGAGCTCCTTCGTCATACCATATAAATTCAGTAGAATTTACAGGTTCTTTTCTGGCTTTCATTAAGATAGTCATAAAACGAGTAGCCTCTGGTACAACCATTGATATTTCATTCGATATATCAATATCCCTGCGGTCGGTATCTACATGGTAGGTAGTAACGGGTGAACCGTCAGCACCTTCCCATATATATCGACTTCCAAAATTTACTGCCATGTTTTTTCACCTCTTTATTTTATTTTTTTGGCAACCGCAGGAATGACTTAATTAAGTCCTGCGATTAGCCCCATATTCCTTTAGTTTTTGCAGGCTGGAATAACATGGATTTTTCTATATCTTCGGGTCCAGGTTGTCTGTTAAATCTTTGCCCAGGCCTGGAACCAGAAATCCTAGCAGCCATCTTTTGAGCCGCATTATATTGCTGCTGGCTCTGTGTGTTCTGCTGCTGTGTCTGATATGAATTATTCATGTTTCTAGCCTCGTTAAACACAATTTCAAACCCGTTAGGGAATAATTGCGGATTCAAATACATTGGATATTTTTTAAAAATATTAAGCATACTCTGCTGGTTTCTGGTAAACTCTTCTTCACCATATTGAGACTTGATATTATTTACCTGCATATCATAATGAGTTTTAAGTACTCGTGCCTGATTTTGTTTTTGCAGTATTTCTTGCTGTTTTTTAAGTTCTTCCTGTTTCTGCTGTTCTAAAGTCTGATTTATTTTTGCATCAGCGATTTTTTCAGCAGCAGTTTTAAGGATTTTCTTAAAACTTTCAGCATTTGGCCCTTTCTCATAAAACTCTTTCATGAATTCTTTAGTATCAATATCATCAAAGGAAAAATCAACATCCTGTGGCTGTGCTTGTGTTACCTGCTCATTAGCAGACACAAACTTACCAGTTGCAGGGTCTCTCAAAGGTTGGTTATACTGCTGCTGTAGCATAAACTGATTAACAGTATTTCTTAACCCTTGTAATTCCTGCTGTAACCTTTGATTTTCTCTCCTGGTCTGATCTATATTAGAAGTTTTACCAAGTTCTTTTTCCAGCGAGATATAGTAATTAATAGCATCTTCCGCACTATTAAGTTCAATATCTTCATTTTCCCTACCAAGTTTTTTCTGTAACTCAACAACACTATTTTCAAAGTCCTCTGGACTTTTAAATTTATGCTTTACATAATTAGCTTTTTTCTCATAATCATCTTCTACGCCAACAGATTCGGGAATCTCTCTTCCCGGTTCCTCAATTACAGTCTGTCCTTCTGTAATTTGTTCCTCACCAACATTTTTTTCTATTCCTGTGGCTCCATCATTAAAAGGTTCTCCCGAATTAACCATTTCTTCCGGGGCCTTAATTCCCAGAGGGTTATCAGGATTAAACTGGCCCTGCTGTGAATCACCAAAAACACCCATTAAATTACCTCCTTAGTTTTCTAACGGTATTGCATTAACTCTCTTATTAACAAAGTTTAAAACACTTTTATAAGCCCTTCTTTCAGCCTGGACAACATCAAATTCCTCTTTTGTCAAATCATCATCAAAAAGCCTGTTTTCTAAAGTTTTTATATTGTTATTAATATACTCTTCAACATCACCCCAACCAGGATTATTTGCCATAGAAACAACCCGTCTAGCTTTTTTTAATTCTTCTGTGTTTATCTCACCACCCCCGAACTTTGTTCAGTAGGATTCCTATCTTGCTGTGGCCTCCTACCTACAGACCTACCAATCATTGCATTTTGGTATTGCTGTGTTTGTGTAGGACCGGCTCTTTGCTCCTGCTGTTCCTGTCTTTGTTGCATCATTGCCTGCATCATCATCTGTTTTTGGACTTGTTCTTTTGGAATAAGGTATTTTTCAGCATTTTCTATATCAAATGACCTTATCCACTCTTCTATCAATTTGTAGTAATCTACAAATGGTACGCCTGTTTGTAATAAGAACTGCATCATAAGTGTTAATTGTTCCCGTCTTATCTGCTTACTTGCAGCCGGGTCAATATTAGCACTTGCAGGCATATAATCGTATTCTCCAACTAAATCATCAGGATTAATATATCTCCACTTAATAGCGTTATTAATATTAAACCTGACAAGTCTTGTATCATCTATAAATTGCTGGTTGTTCATATCCATAAGCCTAAACAACCGCTTCAAATCTAAGTCTTTAAATATTGCCAACTTAACATCAAATCTCATTCCAGCATTACCAGTCTGTTTCAATGTTTCAGTAGCAGTTTTGCTTCCTCTGCTTTCTGCCCCTTGCATTACAGGTGGAGTCGCAAGGACATTTTCCATCATGGTTGCAATAATATTCTGCTGATTGAAACTAGAAGCTGCCACATCAGAAACTACTAATTCTTGCACATCATCTGCTCTATCTACATGAATGATTCCGTGAGGCCTTGAAATGAGTTCTGATTCGTCTATATCAGCACCACTTCTTACTTTCCACATCTTATTGAGTACAAAGTTCACATTATCTGTTCTCTGATTATGAATAGTGTTTTCTTCTTCTTGAAGGTCAGAAATAACTTGAACAGCACTCATGCCCATAAATTCACCAATCATTCTTTCATAACTAGCAGCCACAAAAGGTTTTTTCCTATGTCTCCAATACGGAGAAGGACCATCATACACAACTTTCTGCTTGTTGACTGTTATAATATGCCGGTTATCTTCCCAATAATTTAATATCTCAAACTCTGAATTTCTTTTAAAATCTTCATCATCAAAAGTAGCAAATATATCTAGCCTACTATCAGAGAACCCTATCTCTGACATTCGCCAATCTCGGCCTCTCTCAATCTCTTTTGTACCCTGTATTTCCCATAATTCGTTCGGTTCATCAACATACACAATACCTTCATTTAACCATTTTAAGAATTTTAGCTTATGTACCAATTCATCATAAGTTAAAAATTCTCTATGAAATACAGCCCTACAGGTATCAAGACAAGTCCCTTTAGGGTCAGGCCAGAAATCAAAGAAATCTATATTAACAATTTCGTTATCATCCCATATTTTTTCAAGGTTCTCTGTTACCTGATACACAGAATTACCAGTATATTGAGGGCCAAAAGGAGTTTGTATTATCTCTGGAACAGGTACTTTTTGTTTGATATATTCTTCCTCATATCTCCAACCAACGCCTAAATAACCTTTAGGGAACAACAGCAAAGAAGTAACATAATCATGATATTTTGCGACTATATTATTTTTCTTAAGTTGTTCATTTACTAAAGCAGAGCCTATTTGTGCTTTATCTTCTGCTTGTTGCATAGAAAACCGGGATTGGTAGGAAGGTTGTGGTATAAACTCTACATACGGATAACGCTGAAAGAAAGCCATTACCATACGAGAACGAATTGTATCTACTATTTGATAAGTTCTCGGGATATGTAAATTAGAACGAGTTTCTTCACCCCTTCTTTTAGCTGCTTTTTCTTCTTCGGTTTCGTCTTTATAACCTACAAATTTCTTATAGCCATCAAGAGCAATTTCTTCCCATTGAGAACGATAACTATTAAAATGTTCAAATATAGTCATTTGAGTAGTTAATAATTCTTCAGCTTCTTTTTGTAAACTATTTAGTGTTTTAACTAACATTTCTCATCACCTCATGGGCGGTTGCCCTCCAGCTTGTGGCTGCCCTCCTTGCATTTGTGCCTCTATTTCCTGTAACCTAGAAATCAATTGCATAGCAAGCATTACTAATTGTTCATGGTCCATCTGCCTTAATTGTTGCATCATCTGTGCTTGCTGTCCTCCCATTCCAGGACCTCCCATTCCAGCACCAGGTCCTCCGGCAGGCGGTTGATTCATAGCCATATTTACACCCCCTTAATAGAAAAAAGTCCGTAAAGGATTGCTCCTTTAAAACGGACTTCTAGAATCTCACGCATTTTATTTAATTGTAGGAGGCTGACCGTCTAGCGGTTCGGCTCCTTTATTACTGAAACTCTTATATCAGGTTTCATTGTAGCCTCAATTAATAATTTAGTACCGCACTTAGGACATATTATTTCCAGTTCTCCTATTATCTCCTGCCTAAACAATTTTCTCTTGCATTTAGGACATACTATAAAATTCAATTAACCACCTTCATTCTGTGATTAATATTCTCTACATTTTGAGAATATCATATTTTGTTAAATAATGCAAGTGTTAATACCCAGTTACACTTGACCGGGGATTTATCCTTCTTCTTCTTGCCTCTGCAATTCTCTTTTTTTGCTTATCAGATAACTTAGGTTTTGGTCTGGACATAACAAAATATCTTGCAACATCTACTAAATGATCTTCTTGTCCAGAATCTATATCATCAGGTTTATTTGGGTGTTCTCTTAGTCCTGATATAAGTCTTATAAAATTACCACAGGAAGCAGTAAACCTTAATTTAGCAAGGGGTTTACCATCTTTATCATTAACTATTTTGCCATTTTCATCTTTTATAGGAGTAAGCCATTCATGAAGTCTTTTCCAACCCATTATTCGGTCTTTATCAGCCTGTCTCCACGGTCTATTCCCGTAATCCTCCATTATTTCTATAGTTGACAATCCACTATCTTGATTTTTAGCCCAACAACTAGTGTCTCCAACCATATAATCTATTTGTTCAGGAGCACCATCAGAATCTTTGGACATTCCTTTAATATCTGCCGCCTGTTCAGGGTCAGTTATATAAGCCGGATAATATTCTCTAAAACCAATAGCCCAACCATCAGGAGAAATAGCAAACCATATACCAGCAGCACGATTATAACCACCATCATAGCCAAAAACTACACGCCAACTAGTAGGAGGATACCATTCTTTACCATAAGGAACATGAATACTGGCATCCCATTCAGGAAAAGCAGCCCCTGAACCTATAGAAAAAGCCTCTGAAGGAGTTGAAGGGTACTGACTTTTGAAATTTTTCATATTAGCTTTTGTTCTTTCGTACCATTCTCTATCTCTTCTAGGGTCAACGGACCATGGCAGGAAAATACCGGCAAACATATTTTTACCAGAACCTTTTTCTGCTCCATACTCCCAATTACCATCTTGCCACATTTCTTCAAAGAAAGTATTTCTTATACCTGTGCTTATTCCTATAACTTTACCACCTGTTGGCCGGTTTATTGTAGGGAAAGCAGCGTCCCATATATCTTCTGCCTCTGGGTGTCTCGCCCATTCGTCTAATATAACAACATTATCGGTAAAACCATGAGCAGAAGCAGCAGATGATGTTGCACCTGTAATCCTGGAAGGTTCTCCTTTTTCCCTTTTAATCAATATTTCTTCTTTGCTTGTCTCAAAACAAATTCCAGTTATGTTTTCTTCTCTCTGTTTATCTCTATCTTTAGCTTTATTATCATAAATAAGCCAATTAGGAAGGTGTCTTAGGATAAAATCAATTCTACGAATCATTTCTTTGGAGTTTTTCTCTGTTTGAGTAATAATTGTCGCTGTGAACCCTTCTTCAAATACTCCACCATGAGTTATATAACTTAAAGCTAGCCATGATATACCTAACTGTCTTGACTTTAAAAAGATTGTAAACCTTTCTTCGTCCATTGTTTTTAAAGCCTCTACTTGTTCCGGCCATAATTTAAAATCAATAACTATACCAGGCATATCTTTATCTTCTATCATCACCAGTTCATTAATAAATTTAACTATATCGCGTTTATATAACTCTTTTTTGAGCAATAGCTGCCCTTCTCCGGTCATAATATCTATACCATATTTTTCTTTAAATGATTCTCTTTTCTCTTGAAAATCTGCCAGAGACATAATTTCACCTACTTATTCATCTTCTTTTATAGGTCTTATAGAAGCAATATACTCAACTATAATTTTTAGTTTAGTATTATCAAAGTTTTTATCCTCTAAAACATCATAAACACCAGTTAAACCTTTTGCGTGTTCTCGGTTTTTAGCAATAACCTTTTCATCAATCAAAATTTTAAGATTTTCCTTATCAACAACATTAACTTCAAACAACACCCACTCTTCTCTTGGAATATCACTACATATTTCTCCATTCATTAAATCTTCACTCTCCCTTTCTTTTGATGGTATATATAAATATTTCTTATAATCTATATCTTTACACCCTATTTTCTTTCTGGGTATATCCATTAGATTTCTTCCTCCTTTTAAAATACTCTCTTTGGCTTATTATCCTATATGGGCAATATTCTAAGCTAAAACCACAGGTATCAGGGTTATATTTGCACTCCTGGCAGAATATATCTGTCTCTCTATTGCTATTCT